GACAGGTCAAGATAGAAAGGTTGCACCCGGTGTAGCTCTAGGAGTTAGACCTCCAACTGGTATTAAAAAAGAAGATAGGCTTGAGTCGTTGCTTGCTCCTATAGTAAATAGACGTAAGATGTTTATAAAAAGAAAACATACAGCTTTAGTAGATGAGATGTTTCAGTTTCCCAAAGGAAAGAACGATGATGTCTTGGATGGCTTATGGTATGCTGTAAATAAGTCCAGACCTCCTATTAGTAAAAAGTTTGAAGCCTCAGAGTTTAAGCAAGATAAGACTAAATCTCATAAGGTTGAAACAGTTAAAAGAACTATCTCTTGGATTACTGGTCAAAAAATTTAAATAAAACTTGCATAAGTTAATAATTTTCCTTAAATTTATAAGATTAAAGAAAAGGTATAGCTATTTCTAGTATAAGAGAGTTAGAGAGTAACGAGGTAAAACATTCCGAAGTTAATAGACAGCTTTGGAGACAATGGAAAGATGCTAGAGCAGATTGGGACGTAGAAGCCCGTGACGCAGTAGACTTCTTTTTAGGTAACCATTATTCACAAGAAGAGTCAGATGCTTTAAGAGCAGTAGGTCAAGGCGACTTTGTTATTGACAGAGTGTATGCCGCTATAGAAAAGCTTAAGTCTTTACTTACATCTCGTTCTCCCAAGTATAGTGCAGTTGGTAGAGAAGATTCAGATAGTAGAATGTCTAATGTCTGGAGAACTTTACTAGAGTACGTATGGGACATCTCTGATGGTGATACTCAATTTAAACAAGCTGTACATGATTACGCTACTGCAGGCATGGGGTACTTCTATTCTTATATAGACCCAGAAGCAGACTACGGAAGAGGTGAAGTAAAGATTACGTACATAGACCCTTTCCGTGTTTACGTAGACCCAGCATCTAGAAACAGATACGCTGACGATGCATCGGGTATTATTTTATCTACCATACTTACTGAAGACCAGATACTTAATATGTATCCGCAGGTAGAGTCTATCATAGATGACCTAGAGTCTTATTATGATGAAGAGGATTATCCATCTTCTGGTAAAAGAAATAGTTCTAAATCCTTTACTCCAGACTCTACATATGAATCTGAATATAATAGAGTTAATAAGTATAGGATACTAGAAAGATTTACAAAGGTTAAAGTACCATTCTATCGTGTATTTAATAAACAAGATGGAGCTGAGTCTATATTAGATATAGATAAGTACGAAAGATTTTTACAGAACGAACAAGCACAACTACTAATGAAGGCTGGCATGATAGAAATAGTAGAAGTAGTGCAAACAAGAATTAAAGTCACAGCAACTGCTGGTGACGTTTTACTATACGAACAAGTATTAAATACAGATATATACCCTATTGTTCCAGTTCCTAATATATGGACTGGTACACCATATCCAAAGTCTGACATATCTAAAGTTAAAGATTCACAAAGACTTTTAAACAAGCTTTTCTCTCTCACCCTCTCGCACGCTCAAGCTTCTGCTGGACTAAAGTTATTAGTCCCGGAAGGGAGCGTAGATGATTTGGGGCAGTTGGAACAGGACTGGGCAAAACCCAACGCAGTAATACCTTATAATCCTGAATTCGGTGCACCGCACTTTCCTGCCCCACAATCATTATCTAATGAGTTCTATAACTTAATAAGTAGAATAGAACATTATATAGATTTAAGTATGGGAATCCCAGAGTTAATGCAGGGATTTAGAGAGGGTGCTCCTGAGACAGTAAGAGGAACTGCAATGCTTGCCGAAATGGGTGAGACTCGTGGTAAATCTAAGCTTAGGGATATAGAAGGAAGTTTGACTAGGTTAGGTCGTAATGTTTACAATCTAGCTAAGAGTCACTATACTTACGCAAAGACATTTAGAATCATACAACCAAATAATGATATTACTGAGTATACAGTTAATATGTATGATGATAAAAGTCAGGAACTTAATGCCATACAAAACGACATCACGATAGGGCATTATGATGTGAGAATCATATCCGGTTCAACTTTGCCATCAAACAGGGTAGCAGAATACAATATGTACCTTGAGGCTTTTAAGATGAATCTGGTAGACGACGTCGAGGTTTTAAAGAAGACTGAAATCTTTGACAAACAAGGTGTCTTACAACGAAAGGGACAAATGTCTCAGTTGCAATCTTATGTACAACAACTAGAAGCTCAAGTTAAGAAACTTAGTGGAGACCTTCAAACCGCAGAGCGTGAAGCAGTAAGCTCAAGGAAGAGGACAGAAACTGAGAAGTTCAAGACAAGGCTTAATGAAATTCAAAATGATACTAAGTTTAAAACCAAAGTTCAGGTTGATAATCTAAAAAGAATAGTTGACACAGAAGAAGGAGTTGTAAGAAATTGAAAACAGAAGTAGTGGGGACATTTCCACGGTTCTGCTTTTATAGACATCTGCAAAAGGTGATGCTAATAATAAAAGAAATCGAGGAATAAAATGGAAGACGCTATGAACGGAGACGCTAACACAATAGAAGGTGTGGAAGGTCAAGTTTTAGAACAAGTTGTTGAGCCTTATAAAGTAGGTGGAGAAGCTCCTGAACAGGAAGCAGAACTCCCTATTGATGACGCTAAGAAATTTCAATCAATGTATGATAGGAAGACAGCAGATTATGATAAGCTTAATAACGAAGTCGAGGAACTTCGCAAGTATCAACAGTTAGGTAAGGTTTTAGAACAAAGACCTGACGTTGTTGAAGCTATGAGAAACACTTTAAGTGGAGGCAAACAAGTAGAAGAGCAACCTAAGCAGGAGCAACTAAGTGAAGATGCTTTTGACCCATGGGAAGCTTACTACAAACCCGGTTCACCTTCGTATGAAATGAGGGTAAGCCAAGAAAAGAATCTTGTGAACAACGCTGTTCAAGAGCAGTTCTCAGGATTACAAAAACAGATGGCTCTTAATAACTTAAAACAAGACCTTGCTACTAAGCATGGTTTTGAAGACCCTGCAATGGCTGATGACTTTATACAATTTGCAACAAATCCTAGGGATGAACTTCCTATAGATATGTTAGTTGATGTATATAGAAAATATAAGGGAGGAGAGCAGAAAGTATCTCCTAACTTAGAAGCTGTTCAAAGGACTCAGAAGATTGCACCTACGGCTGGTATAGTGCAAGGCGCTTCTCCTGAGCAACCTAATGAAATAGATAATGTATGGTCTGGGGTTATGGGAGTTTCAAGTAGAAATAAAATATAAACTCAAGGAGTCTTAAATGGCAAATTACAATTCAGGAATTGTAAATGTTGGAACTCCGGGTACATCTAATACAGATTATCATTCCCGGAGACTATTCAACTTCTCAGACCGTGTCGCTGACTTAGCTCCAGAGGAATCTCCATTCTTCGTATATCTTTCAAAGGTAGCTAAAGTCCCTACGGATGACCCACAATTCCGATTTTTAGAAGACAGAACTAAAGTCTCAATGACTGACCGTTCTTTCGTAATCAAAGGGGATGTCGCAATCCCAGCAGTAGGTAGTTCTGCTACGTATGTAGTCGAAACAAAAGCAACAGGAGGAGCATCCGTTGATTGGTTAATCAAAGGAATGGTCTTTTCTATTGGAGTTGAAGCTTCAAGTGTACCGGCTCACGTTGTTGTTAGAATAGAGTCAGCACCCGTTATAAATTCAGCTGATACTACTATTGTAGCAAAGACAATTTCAGGTTCAGACGGAGCATCTATTGATGAAGCTAAGTGTACCGTTATAGGTACATCTTTTGCAGAAGGTTCTGGAGCACCAGACGTTTTTTCAGAAGAGCTAGATAATGATTTTGGTTTTACCCAAATCTTTAAAACAGCCTGTGAAATGTCTAATACAGCTAGAGCAACAGCATATCGTGGTTACGCAGATGAGTTCCAAAGAATTTGGAATCTTAAACTACGTGAACATAAGATAGATATTGAACGTGCTATGCTATTTGGTCAACGTGCATCTACTGGAGGTATTCAATATACTGAAGGTATTGCTGGTCATATTATAGCAAATGGTACTGCAGTAGGCGGAACAGATAACCTAGCTTATAGTGCAGGAGCTCCTTATTTTAGGAGTGCATCTTCAAGTGAGTTAACATACGACAGACTTCTATCTGATTTTGAAGTTGTCTATGACCCAGCTCGTGGTGGTGGAGATTCTAAATTAGCTCTTGCTAGTTTACCTGTAATCTCTTTCTTCAATAAGCTCGGTAAGGATTCCTTCTTACATGGTTCAATGTCTTACAATGGCTCAAACCAACCTCCGGCAGCTGCTGCACTAAGTAGTTCTGCTTTAAGATACAACATGGAAGAAAAAAGCGGTTCTTATGGTCATAAAATTATGGTTCTTGAAACTATTCATGGAACTTTAAACTTGGTTAAAGAGCCATTGTTTAGAGGAAATGCTTCAGGTTTCATAGCTATGGTTGACTTAGACCACGTTGCTTACAGACCATTAGTAGGTAACGGTGTTAATAGAGATACTCAAATCATGACTAACGTACAATCAGCAGATGAGGATTTACGTAAGGATATGATTATGACAGAAGCAGGCTTAGAAGTAAGTCTACCTGAAAGTCATTATCTTTTAAACTTAGAAGGAGTTTAATTATGGCTAGAGCAAGTTACTTAGAACAAAATAGTGGAGCAACTTTTGCACATAAGAAAAAAGTTGTTAATCTTACAGCCGCATATCAGCTTTTAGAAGAAGATAGTGGTAAGATATTAATGCTTAATTCAGCTACTGAATTT